GTTCATACCACGCCCCCCTTCTCCATGAGCCAGTCGGTACTGACCCACGTCAGTTCGCTGCCCGACTTGACGGCGATGCGGATCGCGGCGGCATAGCCAATGCCGACAATGCTCACCCACTGCTTGTCCGACTGTGCGCCGCCCGACCACACGTCGCCCCCGTCCCACAACGACGTGTTCCAGACACCGAAATTGGAAGTATTGAAGGCTGCCGGGGGTGGCTGCGAGGCGAAGTCGAAGTTCATGTTCGCCCCTGCCCGGTAGTCGAACTTGCCGGCGAACAGGAAGGTGGGGCGGAACATCTTGAAGTGCTTGTTCGCACCCGGCAGCCCGAAATAGCTGAACGCCTGTTGGCACTCGCCCTGAATCAAGTCGCCACCGGAAGCGTCCAAGGGCACGTTGTCGAGACTGCCTTCCCAAGCACGATAGACCTTGCCGTTGCCGCCAAACGCGAGAGAGTCGAACACCGACAGCCAACAGTTGGCGATCATCCCGGTGAACTGTCCCCATGCCTTTGTCAGCGTGTTGTAGGCAAGCTGGAACGTCTGCTCGGGAACGACACCGGGGACATTGATGAGCAGCATGTTGGCAGTAGGGTAGGTCAGCACGGACCAGCCCGGACGGTACGAGCCTTCCGTCACGACTTCGCTGATGAGGTACTGAATCTTCTGGCTGAGGGCGTTGTTCAGCACGCTGTCGGCATCCGGCTTGAGGATGCTGTTCATCGTCACCATGCCGTACTGCGTCAGGAGCGCGAAGTCGCCCCCGAACTTGGTCCAGCAGCGGCGAGTGAAGGTTGCACCACAGTAGAAGACCCCGATGAGTTTCCATTCTGCCGGATCGTCCGGGTCGATGCCTTGGTAGAGAGAAACTTCACCAGAGGATGACACCGCTGCAAGATAGTCATTTGGTCCATAGCCTGAGTCGACCGTGTAGGTCACGAGGGCTTGCAGATAGCCGCCCCTGTTGAAGTTGCCACCAAAGTCGAAGAACTTGGCTTCGCCGAACACCTGTTCGGGCGGGAGATACCATGCGTTCGTCGTGTCCTTCTCGACAAACCACAGCCGGTGCTGATGGGCGATAGGCTGGACCAGCACCTTCGGATCGACGCCCTTGATCGTGTAGGGGGCGACACCGTCGCCAAGCACGAGGGCATGGTAGCCGTCAGAGGCATAGACGAAGCCGTCATCAACACCATTCACGGCGATGAGGAACGTCCCTGCGGCGTTCGCCATGTTGGTGTATTGCCACCACGGGTTGGCGGAAGCAGCAACCGGAGTCTCTGCCGAGTAGTCGCCGGGGAGGGTCACGTCGAAGATGCCCACCTGATCCACGGCGAATATCTTGACTGTTCCATCCCGTCCAGCGTAGCGCATCAGGGTATCGACCTCACCGGTCAGCCCGATGGCGTGTTCCTTGTACCCCTTCCGCAACCGACAACCGAATGGCTCGGGGAAGAAGTTCCGCATGATGATGGCGTCCGACTCCGGCATGTTGGAGATCGGGCTGTAGGCGTTCAGGCCGCCAGTCGGAGCCTGGACGGTCGTGGAGCCGCTGATCTGCTTGGTCGGGGCGAATGCTGGAATCATGGCTGGCCAGTATTCCAATTACCGTCCGGAACGTTCCACGTCGTCAGCCACGGGGTCTTGAACGTGTTGGCAAGGCCAAGCACCGGAGCGCCGTGGTCCATGCCGGTCAAGGCGTCAAGGGTCCGCATGAAATCAGACAGATAGGACGACACGTCCAGCCCTTTGGCTTGCCACAGCTTGACCTTGAGCAGCTTGACCATGAGCCAGAAGTCAAATAGCGGCGTGTCGAGATCATTGAGGATGAACGACGTGTATTGGTCCGGGTCGAGGTAGTTGTGCACCCACCCGTTGCTGATGTACTGGAAGTCGAAGACGTGATTGCTCTGCCCTGGGATGGGCAGAATCTCGATTGAGTTATCCACAACCCGGTAGCGGGCGAACGGGCCGACAGAGATCAGCGCGTTGGTCAGGATTTGCCACCCCTGCGGACTGACCGGGCCATAGGCCGGGCGGCGGTTGCCGTAGTCCCACATCGTCTGGTTGATGATGCGGGACACGTCGCTCGGGATGGCGTACTTGCCAAGCCCGGCGACGGTGTTGAGGATGAAGGTCTTGAGGAGGAACTGCCACTCGAACAGGTTCAACAGTTCGTTGCCGGCTGCGTTCAGCAGGCCAAGCATCTGGATGCTGGACTGTTCCTGCGAGGTCACAAGCTCGGTCGGAACCGGGAGGCCCAATTCCATCGCGGCTTGCTTGGCAATCTGGAGTGCGTTCCCCTGCATGACTGTTCCTTACTTGGTGGTCGGCTTGGCTTGCGCCTTCAACAGTTCGGCCATCTGCGCCTTGAGTTGGTTGATCTCCTCGTCGCGCTTCTCCAGTTCGGCAGCCATCTTGTTGTTGGCGGCCTCGCCCTGCGCGGCGTCGAGGAAGGCACGGGCACGACGGCGAAGCTCGAAGTGGCCCATGATCTTCTGCGCCCGGCCATCGTCCAGATCGGCCAACTGTTCGACCGTGGAGATGTTCATGGCCTTGAGTTCAGCGACCAGACCGACAGTCAGTTGCGGCCAGACCTCCAGCGGGGTGCCGGTAACGGCCTGCTCCAGTCCGCGCTTGAACTGGTCGTATTGCTTGGCGAAGCGCATCCGGAATTCGTCGGTGACGGGGCAATCGACTGTCGTCTTGGAATCTCCGGGAACGATGATGCGGATGTACTCCTTCTCGTTGAAGATTGGCCGGCCCTGCTGTGCCGACTCGAAGTTGTTCATCACGGCACGCATGTAGAACGTGACATAGAGCTTGTTGTCAGCCGCATATCTCGCCTGATTGGCGAAGTTCTGGATGCTGGCATCGTCGAAGGTGGGAACACCCCCGGTCATCATCTGTTGCATTTCGATTCTCCTTGTAGTCGGCAGGGAAGGGAAACGGGCCATGCCATCCCGCTGTTACCAGTTCTGGATGTCACGACTCCCCCGCAGGGCATTGGACATCATGGACGATGCCGCAAGCGGGTTCTGTGCCATCCACCACGGCTGTTCCTGTTCGGAAACCTGTGGCTGTTGATACTGCAACTGTTGAGGCTGCTGTTCCTGCAACTGTGAAACAGGTTGCGTCTGCTCCGTGACCATCGTTGCCGGGATACTCGGGATGGTCTGCGGCACTTGGTCGGAGATCACCGGAGCGGCTGACTGTTGCGGCTGTTGCGGCTGTTGCGGCTGCGGATTGAGCCATTGAGCGTTCTGCTCCTCCCGCATCTTGCGGTAATCGTCAGACCACTTGCCAAGTGCTTCAAGGTTGTTCAGCCTGTTCTGCTCGTAGTTCGCTTGCCAAGAATCGGAGTCTCCGACTTGCTGCGGAGGCTTGAAAGACTGCGACCAGTTGAGCATCTGGGTTGCCCGGTCCAACGCGCCACGGATAGTGTCGTTCATGTGTAGCTCCTGACTGGATCAATCCCCACGATCAGCGCCATCTGCTCCAGAGTGCAGGCAGTGCCGGCATTTTCAGCAACAGCCGTGACGGTGTAGGTCGCTGCCGGGTCGGCGTAGTCGATGGCGGTCAGGGCGACAGATACCGGGTTGGATGCGCCTCTGCCGGTAGCCGTGATCTTCCACTGGGTAGGAGTGCCGTTCTTGTTAAGGGTGAAGGTGACGCCGACATTGTTGGCACACGACACATCCACCGTGAAGTTGATGGTGCTGGTCCCACGCTCGGAGCGAGCGACGCTGCCGGCAGCGGCGTTGGATGTCGTCTGTGCCGGGTCACTATCGAAGGCGCTGCTGAACACGACCAGTGCGGCGGTAAGGCCGAAGGTCTGCGACAGCGGGCCAGCGGCAGTCAGATAGCCGTAGGCGGGGGAGATCGCGTTGAGGAAGTTCAAGCAGAAATCCCGCAGATCGGCCGGCGTGATCAGCCCGGTCACATTGTCGGGGAAGGCTGCGTTGGCCTCTGCGATCAGTTCATTGATGCTCTTGCGTGCCATCAGTCGAAGCCTCCATCAAAGCCATCCGAGAAACCCTTAAAAGGGGGCGGGGCGACATCAGTCACATAGACCCCTCCAAGCGGCCCCACACGGATGCCACCAACAAATGAGTCGCCGGGGGATACGGGCTG